TATTCGTTATAGACCGGACTCTGGAGGGCGAAGACCTCTTATTTTAGATGGTGGTCTAACCGTTGACAAGATTTCAAATGTAAACTTTAGAGAGCTTGACTTTACAAATGCAATCACTGAAAATGAGAAGATTATACTTAAAGCTATTGGAGTACCTCCCATCTTATTGGATTCAGGAAACAATGCTAATATTCGTCCCAATATGCGCTTATACTACTTGGAGACTGTTCTCCCAATAGTTCGTAAAATGAATTTTGCGTTTAGCAGATACTTTGGATTTGTTATTCGAGAAGATGTAACTGGAATTCCTGCACTTCAACCAGAACTAAGAGATCAGTCACAATACTATCAATCTCTTGTAAATGCAGGAATACTTAGCCCAAATGAAGCTAGATCACAGCTTGGCTATGATCCTATCGAAGGGCAGGACGAATTAAGAATACCAGCAAATATAGCGGGTAGTGCCGCAGACCCTTCGGAAGGGGGTCGTCCAGAAGAGTCACAGGAGGACTAATGGCAGCAACACGAGGACAGAAGCGAAGATTAGCAAAAGACTTAGGAATGTTTCTTGCAGAAATAGGAAAAGTACCCACACAGAAAGAATATGGAGTACATCCTCAAAGACCAAGAATGATTACTCTAAAAGAGATTAATAGAATCGCAGGATCTTGGCACAGAGCTTTAATGCTCATAGAGAACGAACAACCAGAACTTTGGGAACTTGCAAATAAGAAGCCTGATTTAGAGGTAAATGAGTTTGTAATTGAAAAACCAAAACCGCCAAAAATAGATATACCTATGGCGAAGACTGTAACTACAGCAAAGAAAGGTAAGGTTGATGAATAAAATATTTAACTTAACTTCTACCTTTAAGTCTCATGAAGTTGAAGACGGCTCTGTTGTTATTCGTGGTATGGCAAGTACCGCAGATACCGATAGAGCAGGCGATGTAATCGCTGCAGAAGCCTGGAATAAAGGCGGTCTTGCTAACTTTGAAAAGAATCCTATTATTCTTTTCAATCATGACTACGATCGTCCTATTGGTCGTGCAACGGGACTTAAGGTAACAGACAACGGGCTAGAGCTAGAAGCTAAAATTAGCAAGTCGGCTCCCGCCAACGTGTGTGAATTAGTTAAAGAAGGTATCCTTGGAGCTTTTTCCGTCGGTTTTCGAGTCAAGGATGCTGATTATCTAAAGGAAAGCGACGGATTAATGATTAAGGATGCTGAATTGTTTGAGGTCTCGGTAGTTTCTGTGCCTTGTAATCAAGCAGCTACTTTTTCTTTGGCTAAGTCCTTTGACTCTCAAGAAGAGTACGAGGAGTTTAAGAAAACTTTCATAAATAGTGTCGATCTAGCCGGTCAGTCTCTGGCTAAGGAAGATGTTAATGCATCTAGTGTAGCTAGTGACACACCGGAAGAAGTGGATACTCAATCCACGCAAAAGGAGACAGATATGTCTGATGAGAAAATCGACTTGGAAGCTTTTGCGAAAAAAGTAGCAGAGGAAACTGCCGCTACTATCGCTATGAAGCAAGCCGAGCAAAAAGCTGCAGCGGAAGCTGAAGCACAGAAGGCAGCAGAAGAAGCAGCTCAAAAAGAAGCTGCTGAAGCTGAAACTAAGCAAGCGATTCGTGTCGGTGTTGAAACTGGTGCGGAGCGTCTTGTCGAAGACCTTCGCAAAGAAATGGAAGCGAGCAATGCAGATACTGCAGAAGTTCTCGACCGATACAAGAAAGAGCTTCAGGAGAAAGCTGATGAGCTTGAAGCGATGCGTCGTAGCAAGCGAGATTTTTCTGGTCGTAAGGCTGGTGATCTTAAGGCTCATGCTAAAGACCTTCTTAATGCTCACATTCTTGGTAAAATCACTCGTAAGGGATGGGATACTTCTTACGGTCAAGAAATTCTTGAAAAAGCTGAAATCACTTATGATGCTACCACATCTGCTGGTATCGACGTAAGCGTTTCTTCTGCTTTTGAAGAAGAAGTACGTCAAGAGCAGAAGATTGCTCCATTGTTCCGTGAAATTAACGTAACATCTGGTGCGACTGTACTGCCTTTGGCTCCTGAGACTGAGCCTGCTAACTGGAGCTCTGCTGGTGCAGAAACTGCAGCTAACAACTTGGAAGAAGCAGGTGCTTCAGACAACAACTACAACGTAGGTCGTGTTGTTCTTCAGGCGCATAGACTGATTTCAAGCACATTCATCTCGAATGATACTGACGAGCAAATCGTTGTATCAATTCTTCCGATGATTACTTCCGCACTTGCACGTGCACACGCTATTGCTATCGATAAGGCTATCCTTGTTGGTAACTCTGGTGGGTTCACTACTGGTCTTGTTGGTGCTTCTGGCACAGACGACACCAATGGTTATGCAACTGCATCCGCTCTGACTGCGCTTGACGCTTCAGGTAGTGGTGAAGTAACCCCTGCTAACCTTCTTGCAATGCGTAAGGAAATGGGTAAGTATGGCTTGAATCCTGCTGACGTAGCGTACATCGTACCTACAGATGCTTACTACGAGCTGATTGATGCTACAGGTTTTACCGACGTGAATGAAGTTGGTAACGATCTGGCAGCGAAGATCACTGGTGTAATGGGTTCAGTATTTGGTTCTCCAGTAGTTGCTACTGATCAGCTGGCCTATAACTTGGGCTCTGCTGGTTCACCAACTACTACTGCAGCTCTGGCTGTAAATATGAGAAACTATGTGATTCCACGTCTGCGCGGTGTAACAATCGAAACAGACTACATCACTAAGGAACAGCGTAACGTGATCGTTGCTGCTCAGTCTCTGGGCTTTAACGAACTGTTCGCGAACTCTGGTTCAAACGTTCCTTCAGTACGTTGGGCATACGCCTAATAGCTAACTAGCTATGGATCTTAGGGGGAGGCTTCTCCCCCTAAGTTTTTACTAATTTACTTATGGCTAATTTAATCACAGTTCAGCAGTATAAAGATGCGGAAGGAATTCAAGGCACAAAGGATGACATTCGTATAGAAGAATTGGTTCCAGCCGTGAGTCAATTAGTAAAAACTTATTGTGGAAACAGTATAATAGATTATTATACTACAGAAAAAACAGAATATATAAATGTAAATTGGGAAACTCATATAATACAGCTTACTGAAAGTCCAGTAAATAGTATTACTTCTGTAGAAGAACGAGCTTCTTATAATGAATCATATACTACTCTTACTACAGGAAACTACGAGTATTACTTAGATACTGCCACAGATTCTCTGTATAGAACAAATGGCAGTGCTTACTATAGAAACTGGCATCGAGGGCCAGGAGCTGTAAAAGTAGTATATACTGCAGGATACTCTGCTACTCCAGCAGATTTGAAGTTAGCAGTTTATGATTTAGTTACTTACTACTTAAAAGACGAACATAAACAAAGACAAACTCTTGCAGGTGCGACTTTACAAAATCAAGGCAGCACAAGCATGAGAAATAACCCAGCATTTCCAGATCATATTAAACGTGTGTTGGATTTATATAAAACTTTTTAATGGCTACTAGAAATCCTAAAACTTTAGATCAGTTAGTAGCTTTAATGCTTGCTGATGATCCTAGATTTCAAAAAGCAAAATATTTTAGAAGAGCTATAGACAATAACATAAAGGTTAGACAGAAACTAACTCTACAAAAACAATATATAGATAGATTTGAAGAATTTGCCGCTGATGCTATAGCCGCAGATCAAGAAGGCGGAGAAAGGGCTAAATTTCAATTCGAAGGACAAACTTTTACCGCTAGAGCAGCTCTTCGTACTGTAGCTGCTGTAAAGAATAGGTCTGGAAAGTTTGGAAGAGCAAATTTTAAGCAGCAATCTTATATGTTCAAAAAGCTTTTTCCAGACTTGGTAAAAGGAAAGGAGTTGGGACATAAAAATTTAAGTGTGTTAAGAGTCTCTATAGGTTCAACCTTAAAGGCTATGGACGGAGCCGATCCTCGTAGAGATAAATTAAAAGCATTGTATGCACTCGTTTTACAAATAGATGAATTAACAGAACAAGGAGAAGAAAGGTTAGAACCTTTGATTCGAAACTTAGAACGAAGCATAAAGAAAGGTTATTCCGTAAGAGCAAATTACATTAAAGATGTAAACATAGCTAAAGGCCTAAAAGGGTCTATAGAATTAGAATTTGAAGGAAGAGATATAAATCAGTACAAAGGAAGATTAGCAGGCAAAGTTGGAACTATATTTCGAGAAGTAATTTTAAGTCAAGGTAATGAGTTTGAAAAATTATTTGGTAATATAGATATAGCAAATATACAAGGCTCTCCTTCCTTACAGCAAGATATAACAAAACAATTAGTAGATACTGTAGACCCTAAGAAAAAAGCTAAAAAAAGTAGGTCTAAAACAAGCACCAAAAAAACTGGAGGAGGAACTTCAGTTACTTTAGGAAAAACTAAAAAGTCTAAAGTTAGAAAACCTACGGCAAAACGAGGAAAAAGATCAGAAGCAAGTCTGCTTAGATATATAGGAATACTTAATCAGCAACTTCCTAATGTAGTTGCAAAAAATATGGGAGATCCTGCATTAAACTATAGAACAGGTAGATTTGCTTCAGGAGTAAGAGTAACAGATATTGCTAGAACTCCTCAAGGATTTCCTAGCATTGGGTATACTTATCAATTATATCCATACCAGACCTTTGAACCTGGTTATGCTCAAGGAGACCCAGACAGGGATCCTAGACCTTTGATTGATCGCTCGATTAGAGAGATTATGGCACAATTTGCAATAGGAAGATTTTATACAAGGAGACAATAATGGCTGAAAGAACATATGCAACACGTAGACAGTCCATTATTAATGCTATTGTAGATAAGCTAAAAGAAATAAATGGAGCAGGAAATTATTTAACAGACTTAGAGGAAAATGTTCATCCTCGATTAAAATTTTGGGATGAGGTGGAAGAATTTCCTGCTATTCATTTAAATGCAGGATCTGAAAGCAGAGAGTATCAAGGCGGAGGATACAAAGATAGATTTCTTTCAGCTACTATACGTTGTTATGTAAATGAAGAAGACGCCGTG